GTGATGATAGAATTACTGTTTCGTCAGCCATGTTAATTCCTTAACATGCTAAGAGCACCAAGTGGTGATATGTAAAATATAATATCTGCCACTTGGCCCTCCTTAAAATTTACGCGTTACCAATTCTTATAATTGCACTGTCTGTTTGGAATGCTGGGAACTGAACTGTAAAAGTTCCAGCAGTTGCGGTTTTTGGTCCGCCAAAGTCTAACACACACACTGCAGGATCACCTGCTGCTGTGTCGTTATAAATTAATGCACCTTGAGCTGTTAAAGTTACACCCGTGAATGACACGTTTGAAAAGTTAGTAAATGCAACAGCACCTGTTACTAATACACCAGAATTAACTAATGCTTTTCCACCAGCAGTATATCCTGAAGATGATACTTCTTGAGAAGATGTATAAGATGTTGTCGATGCTCCTAAAGTTGCATCTGTTTGATACATTGCAAGTTTAAAAGTGTTTCCACCTGCACCTGACGTATTAAAATTGTGTATTGCTCTTAGGATCTGTCCTTTGAACGAATTCGCAATTGCGTTTGTTGTTATAGCCATGTTTTCTCCTTAAATTATGGTGATGGAGAATCAATTTTTATTCTCGGTACTCCATCGTCGTATTCACCTCTTCGTCTTCTACCCATTTGTTGAAGAGCAAAGTTTTGAACTTCTATATCATACTTCCCTTTGTATAAATTGTACATATCCATAGGTCCTTTTAAAAAAGAAAACGCCTCAGATAATACACCGTATAACAATAGATTTTCTGCATATGTTGACAAATATGTATTTGTGGTTGAATTAAAATGAGGAGGTTCTTTTATATATTCTAATTGTACAGGATAAGCTTGATTAGGTGTTGGAGCTACAATAATAGTAAAATCATCCCAATTACCGTAGAACTTTGGTACACCTGTAGCATTTGTTGAGTTAAACTCTCTCATAAAAGTTTGATCTCTTCTTTCCATATATTCAACCGTACCTGATGCAAGTGTACCAGTCGTTGCTACAAATAAAGCTCTTGGAACTAATAAATCTGAAGGAATCAATAAATATTTATTATTTGCAGTAAATGTTGAATCTGCGTATTTTCTTAAATCATCATAGTCAACTTTTCCAGCTACATCTAATTCAGTATTTCTAACAAATCCATCAATAATAGTTGCTGTTAAGACATTACTATCTACTTCAGTATAATCTCTTACTTGAGTTACAAAATTTGCGTAGGTTATAGCCATTATGTTATACTCACAGTTATTGAACCAACAGATATTAAAGCTACTCTGCCTCTAGCTTGTTGATCAGGGTTTAATGGAATCATTCCTCTTGTTAAAAATGCAAAATCACCCGGTAAATCTAATAATGCAGTAGCCATTCCAGCTCCACCAGAATCTGCGAATAAACCAGTGTTCGGTGGTACAACTGTTGTAGGTTCTGCACCTCTTCCTAATTTAGGTGTTTGAAAATCTTGATTTCTACTATTTAATAATGCTTCAGGATCTGCTCCGTATACTTTTGGATCTAATTGTGGATGTTTAGGTTCATATTCTGAAATATGCACCATTGATCCTTGCCATTCTCTAATCATTTCTTGATACGGAAAAGACTGACCAGATCGGTCAGATTTCATCATTGATCTTTTACCCGTTGCAAATCTACCCATTAGAATGACCCCGATGGATAATAGTTTGCAGGAGAAATAAACACAGAAGCGCTTTGAGAATCTTCAACTAAGGCTCTTTGTAATTCATCCTCGTAATACATTTTTAATTGTTCGGTTCTTTGAGGTGCTTTTGATTGTGATATATAAAAAGCAAGACCAGAGACTAAACATGGTAAAAATCTAAAAGGAACATCAGGATTATTAGTATAAGTTCCGGCATCTTCTATTCTTTCAAGAGCATAAAATTTTAAATGTGTGTAAGTATTTAAATCTGGTGCTTGATACAAAGTAATTGTAGGTGTTAATTGTCTATCTACATAGTATTGAGAAGGCGTTCCAGATTGTCCTTTATTAGGCAACCCTGCATAAGTTGATCTATCAATCTTTGACAGAGATACATCCTGTGTGCTCGTTGTTGTTCCAGAAGTTGATGAAATATAAGCCTCTAAAACATCACTGACTGAAGAAGGAACACTGTAAGTTGCAACTCCTGTAGTTAAAGCTTGAGTTTTTAATTCTACTTTCCAAAGATGCACCCCTCTATTGCCCCATTCTGAAAATATTAAATTACAAAGAACTCTAGCTCTTTTTAAATCATAACCAGAATTAACAGCAAGACCACATCGCTGATAAGCCTCTTCGATCATTTCTTCAATAGATAGATTAAAACTAGTTGTTCCTGATGTAGCCATTAAAATACCCCTCTAAATTTTGTTCCTTTAATTGCAATACCACCGCCTCTGAGTTTAAAGAAATATTGACCTGTTTTTTTAAAATTCTTCTCATTTCTGTTCTTTATTTTCTCGTCAGTAAATATTTTAGCAGCGTCTTTTGTGGTATTTTCTTTAATAACCTCCATAGCTGACTTTTCTTGATTTGTTTTTTTATCAGGCATTTTTATCTCTTACTTTACGATTGTATAATTTTTTAGATTTTACCACTCTGGGGTAAAATAGTCTAGAACCGAGCTTTTTAGCGACTGGATTTTTTAAGGATTGTCTTGACATTGCTTGGCCGTGGTCCGGTGTTACCTGCTTGTTGTTTTCGCTTTACAGCACTAGCTTTTTGACCTCGGCTCATGGCTCTAGCTTTTGCAATAGGTACACATTTTGGATAATTTTTTCTTTTCTCTCCACCGCTTCTGCCACATTTAGGATAAGATCCATCAGATTTACGATTTGCAATATCTACCCAATTTTCTTGTACCCATTTACGTAAACCCATATTAACTTTTTTTAGTTACTTTTCTTCGATTTTCCATCACGGCTCCGCAACCTTTTGCAACACCACCTTGTGCATAATTAGAAACTTTTTTTCTTTCTTGTGAAACGTTTCCACCCTTCATCATTTTTTTCTTTTTACCACCCGGTACAATTTTTCCAGAACACACTGCACTCGCATACATGTTCGCGTAAGCGCTCGGGTATACTTTAAATTTTGCTTTTGCAGCAGCTTTTCCTCTTGGGCAAAGTTTAGCCATTATTTCTTCTTTTTTCTTTTTGATTTTAACATAGCTCTTGATGGTCTAGCTCCTCGAAGCTTTCCCTCTACTTCTTTAGATATTTGCGCTCTTCCTATTGGCATATTAATTCATTGTTGAATATATAACTTTACCATTAACTTTCTCAGCTTTCAAGAACTGTGCTCTATTACCTGAACTATTATAACTGCAATGAACCCAGCCAGAATTAGGCTCATTTTCTTTCCAAAATTCAAGTATACACTGATCATAGTCCAAGTTTTTAACTATAAAATCTGCTAAATCTTTATTTGCAACACCAAAGATCTCAAAATCTGCGGCTTGACCTTTCGTGTGCTGGCTTTTGCTTGATGAACCTATGGCTTCACACAATGCTGCAGATCTGTACCCAGAACTAACCGATAATGGCATACCATAAAAATCTCTGATAGGTTGAAGTATATTTTCACATAACAACTTTAAGTTTAAAATATGTTCTTCCTTTGGGGTGTTATCTATCCCTAGTCTCGTAGCTTCTTGAGACTTTGTTAATTCATTTAATGTAAAACTATTACTTAGATTCATTTCTTAAATTCCTTATAACCTCAATCACATGTTTTTCATACTGTTTATTAGTAGAAAAATTATCTAATGTTTTAGCTAATGCTATAGGATCTCTGTTTACTGTTATTTCTCTAACCCTTCTAAATTCTGCATATGCTCTTTTAGTATTTAATATCTCTATGTAATATTTAACGGATTCACATTTATTCTTAAATATTCTAACTCGCCAATCTATTGAACTGGGCTGTAATAATGGTAACATACCCTCTCTTGACCACACTCTTATACCAAATAAATTATGTCCCTCGCGCGCAAACCTGGATCGTCCATAATCACTTTCAACTACAGCTTGAGCTATTATAAGTTCTGTATTTACTCTTTGTCTTCTGGGAATTTCTAAATTTAAATAATTGATACAATTTGTGAGGGAGGAGATGAATTCTTTGTCGTTTGAGTAATCAAACCTAGGAGGTCCAAATCCTATCTTCTTGGCCCAGGTAATTGCTTCACCCTGAGCCTTGTTCTTGGCGGCTGGATTTGGGAAAAATGTACCTAATACAAATGCTGCTAGAGCTATCATCAAATATCTTATTATTGTAGTCTTGATTATCATAGCATTTACAGTGATTTAATAAGCAGCATCCAACTGCTAGATTGTTAATACAATTACTTGCAGTTGCAGTTTTTGTCGTCATCATTTGCTTTTAACTTTACTCCA